AAAACCCCCAGTTACCCCACGATTGGACTCCCAGGCATTACCAAAACGATGCGTTAGAGGCGTTTAACCGAGGGTTACGGCGGCAAATACATATTTGGCACCGCCGCGCCGGAAAAGACTCTTTCGGCCTGAACCTCGCCGCGATCCAGACCGAGGTCGAAATCGGAACGTATTGGCATTTGTTCCCGCTGCAAACTCAAGCGAAAAAAGCTATCTGGTCTGGTCTGGACGGCGAGGGAAAGCGAATCATCGACCGCGTTTTTCCCGAGGCAATGCGGGCGGCAACCTCCCAGACCGACATGATGATTACCATGAAATCCGGCTCGACATGGCAGATGGCCGGATCGGATCGCTATAACTCCCTGGTCGGTTCGAATGTTAAAGGCGTTGTTTTTAGCGAGTGGGCGCTTTGCAACCCGGTTGCCTGGGATTACATTAGGCCGATTCTGCGAGAAAATGACGGATGGGTGATGTTCATCACCACGTATCGCGGAAAGAATCACGCCTACCAAATGTACGAAAATCTGAAAAATCACCCCGAGTGGTTTTGCTCATTGCTGACGGTTGACGATACCTTCCGCGACGATGGCACGCCGGTTTTGACCGAGGCCGACATACAAGCGGATCGCGACGAAGGCATGAGCGAGCCGATGGTGCAACAAGAATACTATTGCAGCCCCGAGGCGGCACACTTCGGCACCTATTACGCCGCCGCAATGTCCGAGCTGAACGATTCAAAGCGGCGCGGGGCATTTGGTTACAACCCAACGCTGCCGCTGTTCGCAGCTTTCGACCGATCAACTTCAAGCGTCCTGGCGTGCGTCCTGGTTCAGCCAGAGGGCAATATGCACAACATCGTGGCATCTTGGACCTGGGAAAATATGACAGTCCAGGCGAGCTTCACGGCGATGCGAGAGGCGACGCCATTTGCGAAAAACATAAAAAAGGCGATCATGCCGCCAAACGCCAACCTTTCGAAAATCAGCGCGCCTGGCGTTGAATTTGAATGCGCGCCGGAACAGCCGCTAATCGAGGGGATAGACATTGTTCGCAATTTACTACCGTTGACCAGGATTGATGTACAAATCCAGACATGGGCCGAGGAAGGAAACAACATCGAGCTGCTAAATTCTCTGACCGGATACCGCGCCCAGGTTGACGCCAAACGACCGGATATGTACACACACAAACCAGAATTTGTGCCTGAGATTTACCTCGCAAATGCGTATCGGCATTACTGCTTGTTTGCGGAATCGGGCGGCAGCGCCGACGACTGGTCGGCCCCTCTCAATTACACTTTGATCGACCGGGCGGCGGGTGTTCACCAGGGCAGATCAACCCGCGCCGACCCTGCCAGAATGGGATACAAAAGAGCATGATTACAAAAGATGCAACAGTAGAAACAAGATTCAGCGCCGAGGCATGGGCGGGTCTGGTTTCAGCAGAGGCGTTGCTGCCGCAATACACCGACCAGGAGCTAGTTGTAACGTCCGGCAGCGAGGCGATAAAGCATAGCGTCCCACGCTCCGCGCATCATCGAGGCGACGCCTGGGATATTAGGCGATGGTATCTAGGCGAACGGGCGGCGGATTACGCGGCGGAACTGGCGGAAATTCTTGGGACGGACTGGGTTGTTTTATTGGAGAGTGACCACATTCACGCGCACTGGGCGCCGGTGGTTTTTTGAAATATCAGCAGGGAAACTGGAAATACATGCTACTCGAAAAAGAAAGTTACGCGAGCCGGATTCCCATCATCGAGGCCGTGCGCTCAAAATTTATCAGCATGAGCAAAAAAGGTTTGATAACTATTAGACCGGGCTACGCCTGGGACGGACCGAGCGGGCCGACATTCGATACAAAAAGTTTCATGCGCGGCTCGCTTTTCCACGACGCGGCCTACCAGTTGATGCGCGAGAGCCTGGTATCTATCGACCTTCTACCGAGCTTCGATAGGATGCTGGTGGCAATATGCAAAGATGACGGAATGTGGGCGCTTCGCAGACGGTGGGTGTATCGCGGCGTGCGGATCGGCGGCGGGCCTTCGGCAGAACCGCGTAGCGTCAAAATACTGCAAGCGCCATGACAGCCACTATTGAATCATCCCTAATGAACGTCAAAACGGTCGGCGGCCTGGTCGTACTTATGGCAACGACACTGGTCGGCGGAACCTGGACACTCGCTCAGACCGCCAGCGATATAGAAGCCAACACCAAAGAAATTGACGTGATAAAAACCGTGCAGACTCAGGCAGTCGTGGACGTGAAGCGCGGTATCTCAGAGAACGCAGACGCTATCGACAAAATTAGCCGCAAATTCGATTTACTACTGCAAGAATTACGCATTCGGAACGTAGTCAGCGAGACGGTTGCCGAGCCAAGGGAGTAGAAAATGGCCCAAATGACGGACGATGAAATCCAAACAAAGGTAAACGCGCAACTCAAAGATGCGACCGGATTCGACGAAGATGATATTCGGAAGCAACGCGAGCAGGCGCTTGACTATTATTTTATGAGGCCGCGAGGCGACGAAGTTACAGGCCGTTCCGATGTTGTAAGCGGCGACGTTTCCGCGATGGTCGAGGCGGTGCTGTCGCAAATGCTCAGCGCTTTTGAATCAGACAACATCGCAGAGTTTCAGCCAAACGGCGAGGGCGACGAGGACCAGGCGCAGCTCGAAAGCGACACGGTTTCCCATTTCGTTATGGACGCGAACAACGGTTACATCACATTTTTGGAGGCGATCAAAGACGCTCTGCTTGAGCGCAATGGGATCATTAAAGTTTGGGTAGATAGGCGCGAATCAACAAAGACGACAGACTACACAGAGGTTGACGCGGTCGCCTTTCAATCGCTGACCCAGGCCAAGGGAAAAATTGTTGACGTTGTCGAGTACAACCCCGACAAAGAGACGCTGACACTCAAAGAAACCACGGTAACGCGCCGCCTCATAGTTGAATCTACGCCGCTTGAGAGTTTCCTTTATACGCAAAATTGGACAAGCCTAGACTTGCAAGATATTCCGTTTTGCGCTGAGCGGATAGTCGGCTCTCGATCAACGCTAATCGAGCTAGGCTACGATAAAACGAAAGTCGCGGCACTCGCCAGGCACCAGACGACAATGCAAAGCACGGCGGTTAGAAACCCCGGCAAAATAGAAACCGACAAGGACACCGTGCCGGACCCATCGCAAGATCAGATAGAGTGGTTCGAGTCTTATATGTTGATCGACACTAACGGCGACGGCATATCCGAGCGCCGCCGTTTCATCACTTCCGGCACAACGCTGCTCGATAACCTAGAGGTTACGATGGTTGCATTCGCGGCGGGCGCGGTGCTAATCAACTCTCATCGCTTTTTGGGCGTGTCGCTTTTCGACAAAATCAAACAGATTCAGGATATTAATACCGGGTTGAATCGGGCGCTGCTCGATAACGCAAACGCCACTAACAAATCGAGGCTTGTCGTGCGCGACGGAAAGGTAAACGCCGACGATTTAGAGGACGGGCGCGTAAACGGTCGCATTCGAGTCAAAAACTCTCACCAGGGGCCGCTTGAGGACGCGGTGATTCCGTTGCTTGTTCCCGACATATCCCAGGGCATACTGCTCAACATCGAGGCGCAAAAGCGCAGCCGTGGCGAGTTAGGCGGCGCGTCGCTCGACCTGGCGGCGGGCAACGCTCAGCTAGGATCGCAGCAAGTAGGCTCGCAGGGACTTGACCGCGCCTACTCCGTTATGGAACAGCTCGCGGCGATGATGACAAAAATTATTGCCGAGACGCTAATCAGAAACGTCTATATGTTGGTGCATGAAACCTTGCGCGAATTTTTTGACCAACCAGTTGAGATACGGCAAAGCGCAAAATGGGCGACCTCGACGCCTACGCAATGGCAAAAGCGCGACCGCTTGACCGTCAAACCCGGAATGTCTGTCGGGGCGCGTAGCCGCAAAGTAGGATTGCTGAGCGAAATTCTGGACCGGCAATTAGCGCTGTCGAACGAGGGACTTGATAGCATAATTGTAAACATCGACGGGTTCCATAACGCGCTAATGGACTGGGCGCGGGCGGCGGAAATCGACAACCCCGAGCAATATTTTATTGATCCAGCCAGCACCGCCTCGAAAAAGGCAATGCAGAAAAAACTAGCCGATCAGAACAAAGCGGAACTGGCGAAACAGGCGCTGCTCGACCAGGCGCTAGGCTTGGAAGCGCTGCGCGTTTCGATAGATAAGCGAATGGGCGAAATGGAATTGCAGTTTAAGT